TCCTCGGGCCACCCCCTATATCTGGGCCATGCTTCGAGGGGTCATCCCACTGGTTCACCATGTCTTGTAGCAAACCCTTAACATCTTCGCGCTCTGCATTACTAATGTAATTGATTAGTCCATTCTCATTCACTTTGTCAGTGAACGGAGCGATCAACAGAACGAAAGCATTCTTACGATCATGCCCTCTTGCAGGACCATTCAAGATGAGATCGACTGCTTCTGCAATCTTCTGCATCACAAGCTCAGTTTCCTTCAAGTCTGCTGGTAGATCTGGATCAGTCACGCTCAAACTCCTTCTTCGCTTTACCAGTCAACACAACGATGTCACCAAACAACTGATGCCCACTGTTGTTCATGCACTTCGCACACTCAACAGTAGCACGATTGTTGTAAGGCTTGTTCCTAATCCTGCCTTCCTCGTCACCAATGACAATAGCAGGGATGGTGCCAAACTTAGTGAACCCTGGGATCACCTCAATATATCCGCCAACAAGTGTTTGCAAATTCTTGAGAGTAGGCTCACAGTTGAGGCTGTCGTAACGACCATTCGGACGAATGACTACAACATCACTCCACTCACCCTCTTCTAGAGGACGAGACTTAAGGTACGGAGTAGCCTCAGCTTCACCAGCCAGATCTTTATCATCACTCATTAGGATACAATCCTTCCATTGCTTGTACCCAAGCCACAATAGCTGGGAACGAGAACTCACTAGACCTTATGCTATCAACGGGGATAACTTTCGGTGTTCCTTCAAAGTATCGAGCAGCAATTTGCAGGTGGTGTACCATGAACACCAATGCTTCTTCCTCACTCTCTACATCAACACTCTCAATATGTGTTGCCATTATTCATCCTCCACGTGTTGATAGTTCTTTCGTTCTACAATTTCACTAACAGTCGAACGAGCAATCCCAAAACGATCAGCGATAGCACGATGAGCAATACCGGCGTCACCCAACTTCCTGATTGCGCGCACTGTGTGATGAGGCAAGCCATGTCGCTCTCTCCCCTTCATATCATCCATGTTCTCTTGGTGAGTTCCAGGCTCGATGTGCTTAGGATTGCAACAGATCTCGTTGTCACAAGTGTGGCGCGCAATAGCGCCTGTCATACTTCCTTCACCATGAACTAACTCATAAGTGAGGCGATAGGCGAGATACTTCACTCCCTCTGCTGTGAAGTAGGGGCGGTTCTTATTGTTAGTCTTACCCATAAACGGCCAACAACTGTTGGGACCACCACTCATGTCAATGACACGGAACACATCGACTTTAGAGTTGCGCGCACGCATTAGCCATTACCTTTGTCCAAATCCTTAGCGATCCTACGCAGGGATATAGCGATAGAGGCCAGGAGTACAACCTCTACTGGTAAGCGGTTAAGGAGTAACTTTTCAGCCTTGGGCTCTAGCTGAAGCTCCATCAGGCGATTGACATTATCTGGGATTTCTACCATTTCTGCCTCCTAAAGCAGCCACGCACCGAGGGCGAACCCACACGCAAACATAGCACACGAGCCGACGAACGCAAGCCCTGCATCGACTACTACGCGCGCACTCACACGCTCAATCTTCGTTGGGCTGCGTTTCGGTTGTGGCATCGTATCCATTGGCGGGCCTCACTAACATTGTTTCTGGTGGTGCATCAGCAAATTCGGTAACACGTGTTGCCGATCCATCGGAGCGGAGTAACAAATAGGTGCCAAACTTATAGTCAGGAGTGTGCAGCCATAATCGCCACACACCCCCGCCCATAAAGTCGATAGCCTCTGCTACACCTGTCCTACGGGGTATTCCCACTCTGGCTAGGTGTTGGCTCATCTATGTTCTCCGTTGGCTCAAACTCTGCGCCTACTGCATCGGGGTTGGAGGTGTTACCTTGTGTATCACCATACTCCAGGAGTAGTGCATCGTCAGCAGGGATGGACTTCACGCTCAATACCTTATGGTACACGTGTTGTAACCCCTGCTTGTGATAGTCGATGTCCTCATTATTGCTAATGAAAGAGATCTTGGTGTAAGGTACACCGCGAGTGACCTGCACCATTGCTTCGATAAGGAACCTAGCCATTAGTCAATCCTACTCACTTCAAAGGAGCCATCTTCCTGCACAATGCACATCCATGCACTGTCATAGAAGTAGAGTTCTTCCATCTTACCACCACCAAGATCGTGTTCAGCCTTGAACAACGGATGCAACGGAGGATCAGGCGGAAACTCTTTGTCGCCATCATCATACCGCAACACGTGTTGTTCGTCTTTGCGCCACCCCTTAAGAGTGTCACGCCAACCACCACCATGCTGATAGTTGTTGTCAATCTGCTTAGCAGCAGGAGTGGGATCATAAGCATTGACGAATGCAGGGATAAGGCCCAACCACTCAAGGGTTACACCTTCTCTCTGTCCATGCTCAGTTGATTGCCAGTTAAGCATCGGGCTTAGTATCACTTGCATTTCCCTCTAACTCCTTACGTTCTGCATCGAGATCACGACGCAATGCCTTCTCCGCAACAAATGTTGCACCGTAACGCTTCTCAAGCTTAGCATCATTGATAGTGATACACTCAGGGATGCTAGACCCAATGCTATTGAGTCCCAACTGCGTGTACCACAGCACATCACCATACTCTTCACGCAAGTTGATGTGATCGAACGCATCATCAATGTTCTTCTCACCTGCCTGCACAGATGCAAAGCCATTGATGAGTGCTTGTGCCAACTCCCCTGCTTCAGTGAGGATACCAACGATCGCGTGAAGCGTACGCTGTACATCCACTGGTATTGCTACGGGTGGAGTTTGGCCGAGGATACCCATGTGGGGTTCCCAACCATGCTTGGCTGCTATGAGAGCGAACTTAACAAGAAACTCAGTGTCAAGCTGGCCGTAGAACAGTGCCTTCTTCACTGCATCCATGATGTCAGCATCAATAGCCATTTCATCAAGGACACAAGCAAGTACCGGCCCAGGAACTAGTCCCTCGTGAAACTCCTTGCTACAACGAGAGTCAACACGTGTTGCGTACTGTTCGGGAGTGATATAATCCATTACGATACTTTCTCGATGAGGCCATCCTTCATGGTAACAGTAGCAAAGAACTCCTTGCCACCAGTCCCACTAATGGTTGGACGGTTAGAACCACAAAAAGATCCGTTGTCCTTATACTCAGGACCAAACAGAGAAGTCTCACGATACTTGAGCTTCTGTCCCTTCGCTTCCTTAAGCAGCTTCTTCGACTTATACAGAAGGATCATCATGATTAGTTGTCCCACTTCGTTCTAGCAAACTGAACACCACGAGCTTCGAGTTCATCTAGCTCTTCGAACATCTTAATCAGCACGCTCTCATCAATCAAGCCCTTACGTGCTGCGTAGTAGCGCCAACCGTAGTAGACGGCACGAAAGTCAGTGGGATGATCGAGGTAATACATGATGCGATCAGCGACAGCCCAGGAGGTGCTGCGATAGTCATGCAAACTACCACTATCCCAATCACCACCGAACAAGAACTCGAACTCATCACTACCTGACTCGATGTTGAACAGAAACCTGCTCAACTCACGATAAGATGGCTTCATAAACTTACGTCCGTAGACAGCAGTACCATCTGCATCGTCATGCAGGTACACATCCTCAGCCCAATAGCTGCACTCCTTCTCGAACTGCTTCATCAAGGAAGGGAAGAGGATCGGTGCGTGACCAACAGCACAAGCGACAGTGTTGCAGTAGCAAGCTGACAACACTTGTTGTGCAAGTGCAGTGAGGGGTGACAACTCCTGCTCATTGTGCTCAAGGAACACTCTCATGCGAAAGTGCTTAGCGTTCTGCTCAGCAGTGAAGCTCATCATGTGATAAGCAAGCTTACGCAAGCGGTTCTTATACTTCTGTTCCATCTAGTGTGCCTCCACTTCTTCAGCATTATCAATGATTGAAACCATTTCACGCAATCTCTCGATGCGATCTTCTTCATCACCATGTTTGATTGCACAGTTGAACTCATCAACTGCAAGATTGAGCAGCAGGTTGTGCTGCACAGGTGTCAACACGAGTTGCCTCATATCTTACCACCAGCCTCAAGCCAACGCTTGATTGCTTCGATGTCATCTTCGAATGACGAATACATGTGATTGGTTCCTCCTACAGAACACAATAAGCAACACGTGCTGGATGTTGAGTCCAACACGTGTTGTGAGATTAAGCGAGGATTTGTGAGTGAGTCCACTCGGGATGCGTGGCGATATTAGTATCAGCGACACGCCATCCACTACGCAAGTCACATACTGACTGCGAGTGCCTACCCTTCTCGGGCATTGGGGGAATTGGTTCTCCACGCAGACGCATCTGCTTACCACGGATATAGTTGGCCGAACCAGCATAGATATTGTTCAACACGTGTTGTCTCCTACAGACTGACAATGGGCTGATCTACTGAGTGTGATAACCCCCATTATCACATAAATGATAGCACACAATTACCCTTATGTCAAATGGACCCCCTCCAAAACTGGCAACATGGATTGTCAAAAGGCACTATGTCATAGGCCCAAACGGCTGAAAACTCAAGGGATTGGGGCCATTTATTTACTTATATACCGCCCACGGTGGATACTCCAGGCACCACCACACACGCACGCGCACGCACGCACAACACACTCACGCACACAGACACGCACACGCGCACAGCATCCAACGTAAGCGAAGCGACGAAAAAATCCCCGCCGAGCCGAAGCCCGACGGGGATGTAAGTGTTACGCAGCAGCCGCTTCGTTAGCTTCGAGCGGGTCAGCAGCGAAGTAGGCGGCGATGCTCTGCGCGAGAGCAAACAACTGTTGCCGCATTTCTTCATTCGGTGCGAGATCCGTAGTCGCATCCGCATCATTCCATTCCGCAACAACTGTTGCCACAAGCTTGACGCTATCCAGTAGCGACTTGCCCTTGTCAGCAGACGGAGCGGTAGTCTGCGGCGCACGCTTCGGCTTAGCACGATCCTGAAGCGTCTTGATGCTATTACCCTGCGAACCGTCTAGCAGGATAGGAACATCCTTAGTCGCCTCAAACATCCGCTGCTCATTCTTCGACGCATCTTCAGCAAGCGGCTCAAGCACCAAGTGACGCGGCAAGGAAAGCTGCTCAACTTCAATGTCGTTGCCAGCCTTGTCCTTTCCGATGACAACGGTTTCGAGCGACACAAGATCAAGCAACTGGTGAAGCTCCGTCACTTCGGGCAGATTTTCCAAGATGTAAGCAGCCGCCGGGATACAACGCCGGAAGATAGCCTGCTTCTGGCCATCATTCAGATCGACAATCCCGAACAACTTCTGCCCAATGGCGACAACAGCAGCAGACTTGCGCTTGCTGTCATTGGTGCCATCAGCATTCATCCACTTGCCCTTGTCGAGATAGTCGAGAATAGAGCACGAATAGCTTTCGCTAGTGTCCTCTTTCTTCCGCTCAACTACGTAATCAAACGTCATGGTGAAGTGAGCATTGAGCACAGCGAAGATACCATTAGCATCGCCCGCGCCTTTTTGCGTATCGGCATCAGTCCACCTAGAAACCGCCTTTGCGCCGATTGCGCTGATGTCATTGTTTGACGGAAGTGACGCAACAACTGTTGCCAACTCGGCTTCAGCCTTAGCGATAGCGGCGGCGACTTTAATTTCCTTAGCGTTCATTGTCTTGTTCCTTCTAGTGTAATGGACAAACAATTCGCCCATTGTGTTAATACTAACATAGATTAACTCTTAGGTCAAAAGACCCTACGCAACAACTCGCAACAACTGTTGTCAGTTACCGAATAGATAGCACGCGGTTCACTCTCCACTGCCAACCATTAGGCAACAGTCTCACTACATGAAGCTTGCCAGTCTTACGCGTCAGCTTCTCTGCTTCTACTTCAGCAAACAAGCGCATCCCATAAACCATGCTCAATCCCCTACAACAACTGTTACCAAAACAGCGGCGTTTCATCCGCCCTGCCCCTTACTTATGATGCAGACTGACGCGCGATGCAAGCGAATTGTTGTGAAAGGGGTCCATTATTCAAACTAAAACCCCTATACCCCGCGCCAAATCCAAAAGCGCACTGCTTGTGACCCCGTAGGGACACAAGTTGAGATCAGCAGCCCCGAAATCGAGTACTTTTGTTCCAGGAGTACAACTTTCGCACGTATTACACTGTGTTACACTTGTTGTAGTGTTGTATAGTGTTGTATTAGTAGTGTTATGTAGTGTGTAAGTACGTGTAGAGAGGTAGTGCTTCGGCAAAGGCTTCGCCATTGCCTCGAAAGTGCAAATGGACCCCCCTCAGCCCGCCGCATCTTTGTCGATTTAGGGTTGACACCTTGGAAAGGAGAGTTATACTATCGTATCTTCCCCGCAGGGGCCATAGAAAAGACTTTCTCCGCAAGGAGAACATAACGCGAACCGACAATGCGCTAGACGCCCCTATATATATAATGTATAAGATAATGCAGAAAGCTTCTCAAACATTACACCTGCACTCAGAGAACGCTGATGCGTGGCGACAACCTTATTATGATGATGTAGAAGATTATTACAGGTACACCAAAGGCTACTACTGGAAACCTGGAGCCATCTACATCCGTAGTAAGATTAAAAAGAAGTATCGTAAGCTCTATAGGAGAAACTAAGATGCCAGAGTATGCACCGGGTTTCGAGGGTGGTACGGATCGCAACGTGCTACCGAAGAACACAACTCCGCTCACTGGTCGTCTTGTACGCAACGGTCTTGTTGGTACTGTAACTGGTGCAGCCCCTGGAGTCGCAACTAATGTTGTGAAGTCTCGTCGCAAGCATCCTACCAATGTAAATGAAGAGATCGGTGCTGTTGAGAGTGAAACTCTTATCAATCGTGCATCTACTGCTGGTGATGTCACTGCACTTAAGTCTAAGTTCACGAAGAAGAAACCAGCATTTGCGTTTCCTCGTGATCTTAGTGGAAATGGTGGTCCCGCCTTTACGCGTTCATAGCTGAAAGGAGGTGATCCGGTGACTGTAGACAGATTGTTCACTCTAGCATTCTATTTGCTGGGTGCTATCTTGTTCCTTATCCTCATTCTTGAGAGGATAAATCTATAATGCCTCAACTTACTCCAACTGGCGCAGGAGTTCCACCTGACATAACAGCGGTAGAAGAACAACTGCGTCGGTTGGGGTTTGGTTCTAGTGCTATGGGCATGCTGTCAATGCAGCCCCCGCCTCCGATGGAAGGCACGCCTGATCCGCAGTCTGCTGTTGCTAGTATTCTAGCTGCACAGAACGCAGAGTTTCAGAAAGCTCTTGCTGCACGACAAACTGCACAAGTAGCACCACCCCCTCCACCTCCTGCACCAGTTGTAGAACCAACTACTAATGCTGCTGCGGTTGACGGTGGTAAGCCTAGTAGTGGTATGAACCCTTTGTGGGCTCTTCCTGCTGCCGTTGTTGCTGCTGGCATAGCGAGGTTGATGGGTGCAAAAGGTATAACACGCACTGCTAAAGGCTCGAAGGGTGCTGCTCACGCTGCTGCTAGTACTGCTAAAGCTGCTAAGGCTGCTAATGCTGCACGTAAGGGAGTTGGTGTTAAGACTGGTACGACACCACACAACTTCCCTCAAGCACCGACACCTCATGCTGCTGCTGCTACACTTGCGGAAGAAGCACCACTAGAGCTAACTGATGTAGTTCCTGAAGCACCTGTAACTGCTCCTGCTGCATTACCGCCTCCAACACTAACACAAACTGATTTACCTCCTGCTATTTCGCAAGCACTTGTTGAACGCGCAAAGAGCAATGTGCGTGGTCCGGTATCTTCAAGGATGCCGCCCGAACCTACGCCGCGTCCAGTGCTACCGACTTACACTGCACCACTAGATGCAGCAGAGGACTTTAGTGGTAGTGAGTTGGCTAAAGCTATTAGGATCTCTAATCAGCTTGAGCGTTCTCGTTCTAAGTCTGCTATTAAGACTGAGAAGCTTGCAAAGAAGCGTCCTCCTACTGGCCGACCTGCACTCACACCTGATCGTAGAGTTCCGCGAGAGGAAGGTGAACGTAAAGCTTTCAACGAAGTAACGAAGGTTATACGCGAAACAAAGAACCCTCCGAAAGCAGCACCAAAGAACCTACGTCCGTGGGAACAGGAACCGAAACCGAAGGGTACAGGTGGACAACCTGTGTTGCCAAAGAAGAAGCCTGGACCTAAGCCCAAGCCGAAATACAAAGCTGTTCCTGAAGTTGCTACAGCACTTGCTAAGCGTAAGGCTCCGAAGCGTACACCGCGTTCGTTGTCTGAAGCTGGTAAGTCTCGTCCAACAGAAGTCGAACACAGCGGGAATAAGTTTGGTAAGTTCGTTGGTCGTAGTGGTGCAAAGACTGCTGCGAATGAGCCGATCGTACTGAGGAACTTGACTGACTCTGAGAAGAACACTGTGATCGCTCGCGCACGAGACTTACTAGAGAAGCGCAACAATCCTCTTACTGAAAAGACTGGTAAGACTGCAAGAGCGATTGCACACCGTGAGAAGGGTAAGTACAAGTTGTCAGAGGACTTCGAGAAAGTTTATGGCAACGGTCCTGAAGCTCGTGCGCTGCATGATGCTGCTGTAGCGATGGAAAGATCAAAAAGAATAGCCGCCAGTTCAGCACGCAAGATCAAAGAAGGTAGGTAAGATGGCAGACATTAGCAAGTGGCTTGAAATGTTGGTTGGGCCTCAGATCGCTGGCTTGGTTGCTAAAGGTGGACAACCTGGAGTTGCACCTGCACCTGCTAACAATGTAACACTTGGTGCGCCGCCTCCACCGCCTAACGTCTTGACGCAAGACTTGAGTGTTCCTCCGATCAATGTAACTGGACAGCCTAGTCCTAATCCATTGGATAATGGTCCGTCACTTAATGACTTGATGCCACCGCCCAATGACATTGATGTGTTGAACACTCCTGAGTTGCGTACGCAGGGAAAACCACTCAATTCATTGTTGGGTCTTGATGCTCCTGATCCTTCTCGTGTTGAGAACACTGGTTCACTTGTTCCAACTGATGTGAACATTCCTGTTCCAGAAGTTCCAGTGATTGCACCGCCTCCTGCTGTTGCTGCACCTATAGCTGCGCGTAAGGGTCATGTGCAGAAGTCACTACAGCGGCCACCGGGACCGAGTGCTAATCGTCCGTTGAGCCCTGTTGCAGTGCAAGGTGGTAGCAGAGCGAACCGTGGTGATGTCATGGGTCGTCGTACTGGTCCGATGGGTACTCCATTGTATGAAGGTGGGTTCAAGCCTATCGACTGGAGCAACCGTCTTAGTCGGAGATAGTAATGCTGTTGCCTGAAGATAATGAACCTTTGGTACTAGCAGATGGCACTAGGATTGATCCGTCAACTGGTAGACCAATTAAAGAACAACCTCTTGTGCTTATTCCCTCACCCGGAGAAGCACAGAGGATTGTGGCGCGTGCGCGCAAGAGCGTCGCTGAGTTGCCACTGCCCCCCAAGCAACTCAGCGGCGTTGCATTGGTAGCGTTCTACACTTTGTTCGGGTTACATGACCAAGACATTAGCATCGCGTTGGATAACTCTCTGACTGTAGAACAGATTGAGCGTATCCGATCGCTTGATGCTTACATCGAGTTTATGGAAACTGCGAAGGCTAACATTGTACACACTCAGAGTGATACAGTGCGCGAAATGTTCCAAACACACGCAGCCAATGCAGCTACCAAGATCATCAACCTATCACAGTCAGAGAATGATGTCTTAGCGTTCACTGCATCTAAGGATGTGTTGGATCGTGCAGGACATCGCCCTGCTGATGTAGTAGAACACCGTCACAAGATGGAGGACGCACTGAACATTGTGTACATCGAGAAGAAAGCTAATGAAGATGTACCGATGATCGACATAACTCCAGAGGAAGTGTAACATGACAGACATTCCTGGGATGCCTTATGATGGTGTCACTGATGTAATAGACGAGAGTGGCAACGGTAAGGGTGTTGCACTCAACGTCTGGCCTGCTGACAACCGCATCCCTGTTGTAGTAGATCCTATACCACTTGACACTGTAGTACTCGTTGCTGGTGAGTTAGCTTATGCTAAAACTACGCAACGCCTCCGTGTCGGTGACGGTTACACTGCGGGTGGGGATGAGATCGCATTCACCTCTGATCTTGACAATCTTCTAGCTGATGTTGTTACATCATTCAATGCTCGTAAGGGTGCTATTACACTCACGAGTGGTGACGTAACTACAGCACTGACTTATGTTCCTGCAACTAAGAACGTATTCACTAGCAGTGTTGCTGGTCTTGCTCCTGCTTCTGGCGGTGGATCAGCCAACTTCTTGTGTGCAGATGGCACTTGGAAGCTTCCTGCTGGTGGCGGTCTGTCTGACGGTGACAAGGGTGACGTTGTAGTATCTGCTGGTGGTACTGTTCTAACTGTAGAGAGTGCTGCTGGAAACTTCGTTGCTACTGGTAGAGTTTCTGCTGTCGGTGTCAATGTCAATCGAGCATCAGTTTCTAGCTCCGCTGCACGCAATCCTGGAGTGTATGTATTCACCAATGGCTCTGTCGATTACGGCATGGAGATCGGTTTTGCTGGTGGTACTTACGTAACTCGTGTGTTTGCTGGACCGGGACAACCTGTTACCATTGGTGGTGTCGCTGGAGGTGGTGCTAATCAGTCTGACTTCACTGATTACGCAACGTTCAGTCCTACTGGTCTTGTTGTTGCAGGCACTGTTACTGCTGCTGGCGGCAACATGACAGGAGAGCTTAACTTTAAGCTTGGTGCCAATCCAGTTGACGGTTCCATTCGTGGTAATGCTGCTGGTTGGTTGCTGCACAAAGCGCAGGCGTATGAGTGGGAAACTCAAGCCGGCGTTCGCATGATGTATTTCATTTCGACTGGCAATCCTAGTCTGACAATAGCAGGGCCAGTAGACAGTGCTCCGTCTTTTCATATGCAGGGACAGAACCCTACAATCTATCTTGAAGGTGATGCTAACAGCTACTTTCCTGGGATTACATTCTCTGGAGCAGCAGGTGCTGGCAATACTGGCACAATTGCTAATGGTGGGTTCGGGTTCAGTTTCGGCACCAAGCAAGGCAATTACATTTTCAGCGTAAACAATGTTAATGCCCTCGTAGTTGATATAGCCGGGATAAATGCTAAAGGTAGTGCTAATTACTTCGGTCCTGCGGCTGGCGATCCAATTGCTGACAGCGCATTGGTTATTCGCACAACGAACTACTACCCGGAGTTGATCTTCCAGACTGCGAACGGTGGTGCTGTTGGAACGCCTTTGGTAGATTGTGGTAAGTTTTCAACTGGCGTTGCTGAATGCAGTTATCGCTTCGCGTCTCACAGTTTCAAGAACAAGGATGCTTCTGTTTCCTTTGCAACTATTGATGCAAACGGGATCACAGTCCCTGATGAAGCTTACGGTGCTGCATGGGATGGTAAGTTGTCTGTCCCGACTAAGAATGCAGTGTACGATAAGATCAATTCACTGGCCATTCCTGCTGCACCGACTTCGCAGACCATTGTTTCCAACGCTGCTGTAGTTGTTGCTGCTACTGATACGATCGTCACTGTGTCGGCACTAGCTGTTGGCACTACCATTACTGCTGCCAATGGTAGTGTAAATGGACAGAAGTGTACGATCCTCGTAAGAGACAACGGTGTTACTAAATCAGTAGCACTTTCTGCTGCTAACTTCCTTCTCATGCTTGGCGCAGCTACAGCAGCCACTGCTGTTACCACTGCAAACAAGTGGCTTGGTTGGGAAGTTGTTTGGAGCACTACCGTTGGTAAGTGGCTAGTTGTTAAGGAACTTAAGGAGTTCTAATCATGGTGCTCTACAGAGATAAGAGTGGTAACGGTGCAGGAGCATTGATTGACAATCCTGCGGTTGCACAAGGGGAGTACAGTGGGGTGGGATCACCAGAAGGTGTAATCACTGCTACTGTTGGTGCGCGGTATCGTCGCACTGATGGTGGTGCTCTTACTAGCTTCTATGTTAAAGAGAGTGGAACTGGCAACACTGGTTGGGTAGCTAAGTGAAGCAATACAAACAGATCAGAGGATCGTTGCAGGATCAATTCCAGCAATCACGCGCCAAGATACAGATCTTCGGTGGCGGGTTCGCTAATGGTAAAACTACTGCTGGCGTTATTAAAGCTCTCAAGTTGGCAAAGGCATATCCAGGCTCTAATGGTCTGATTGCACGCTCCACTTATCCTAAGTTGAATGACACCATTCGGAAAGAGTTTCTAGATTGGTGTCCCGACAGTTGGATCAAGCGTAGAGCACTGTCAGTTGAGAACTTGATTGAGCTAGAGAACGGAACGGTAATCAACTTCCGTTACGTACAACAGCACGGCAAGGGTAGCGGTGAGGGTTCATCTTCTAACTTGCTTAGTGCAACCTACGACTGGATTGTAGTAGATCAGATTGAAGATCCAGAGATCACTGAGAAGGACTTCCTAGATTTGCTAGGACGTCTGCGTGGTAATGCGTTGTATGATGGTGATGATCCATTGATGCCTCGCACTGGACCGCGTTGGATGATTGCACTGTGTAATCCTACTCGTAATTGGGTCTATCGCAAGCTTGTAAAGCCTGTGTTGGATCACAGAGTAGGATTGTTCAATCCTGACTTGTTGGTTGACGCTGAGACTAAGCAGCCGATCATTGAGTTGTTCGAGGGCTCCACTTACACAAACAAAGAGAACCTTCCAGAAGATTACATCCAAGGTTTGGAGAGTGCCTACAAAGGACAGATGCGCGAACGGTATCTGATGGGTGGATGGGGTGCCTTTGAAGGTCTTGTTTATCCGCAGTATAATCAGATGGTCCATCTTCTTCCTCAGGATCAGATCATTGATTATTTTGCGCGACAAGTTCGTGAGGGCCTCCAACCTGAAGTTATTGAAGCCTACGATCACGGCATTGCGGTTCCGGCTTGTTATGGCATTGGTTTTAGCGATAGTTTCGGTAATGCTTTTCTGATGGGAGGTTTCTATGAAGCAGAACTTAGCCCTGAGAAAATCGCAACCCGTATCAAGGATCATCGCAAAGAGATTGCACGACAAATTGGTTTCGACGCAACTTTCCGTCCTGTACTTGCAGACCCAGCTATCTTTCGCAGAGGTCCAGGTAGTGCTCAAACAGTCGGTACTACAGTCGCCGGGATGTTTAGGGAACTTCAAGTAAGTTGTACTCGTGCTAACAACAACATTGTGTCAGGGTTAGCAAAGGTACAGAGCTACTTGGAGATTGACACTAGACATCCGCATCCCATGACGGGAGAGCTTGGATCACCACACTTCTTTGTGTCTAATCACTTAGATTGGTGGGACAAAGAGATTGTAGACTACTACTGGAAGAAGGACACTGCTGGAGAGGTACAAGACATTCCCAATGATCGCAACGATCACGCGATGGACATGACTAAGTACTTCTTCACTAACCGACCTAGGTTGGCATTGTTTGAACGTCGTGTGTTCCATCCCAAACCGAGTTACATGCGTTGGGGTGAAGTGAACGACAACACTACTCCTGATAATAGGAAGCACCGTTATGGCCGATGAATATGATCCGATCGAAAAGAACTTAGAGAAGGTCGGTGCAGGTCGTGGCGCAAAGAAGAAAGCTGTGCCTGAACCTGTGTATCAAATGGTCGGTGACACGAAGATACCAGTAACCAAAGCTGTTGGCTTGGTCTGGAACAGTCGTAAGGAACAAGGATTACGTAATCGTAAGGGGTCTGAAGATGCCTGGAGCGAAGCAATCCGCTACTACGACAATGACCAACTCGCACACCGCAGTTCAACAGAAGAACGCGCAGGCAACAAGCCGGGATACCGCCTCAGTGGTGAGTGGCGCGAAACTGAGAACGTGGTGTTCAGCAATTGCAGCATCATGGTTCCAATGTTGTATGCAAAGAACCCCACCATCACTATCACTTCAGATGTTGATGCTAACCTTGAACGCGCCGCAGGGATCGAACGCCTTATCAACACACTACTCGCGAAGAAAGCGCTCCCCGGACTTAATGCGAAACCGAAGTTGCGCAGGACGGTCCTTACCACGCTTCTAACCAACTCTGGCTTTGTCAAGATTGGTTTCACTTCTAAGCAGGATGGCAATGAAGCTGCTATCGCTGACTTGCAGAGGATCTCACAAGAGTTGGAGAATGCGAAGGATAAGAAAGAGGTTGTGAAGCTTGAAGGTGAGTTGATGGCACTGGAAGAGAAGGTTGCACTGCTCAATCCTGCTGGTCCTTTTATGAAGAACCTTCTACCGGATCGAGTTGTAGTTGATCCAAGCTCTACTGAGCCTGATGCCAGTGATGCAATGTGGATGATGGAGTGGGATTATCTTCCTACTAGTTACATCAACGCAGTGTACGGCTCGAAGCACGGTGAAGTCACTAAGTCGGTCTATTCGCCAACTCATGTTCTCGATGCTGGTAAGGGAACTACAAGTGATGTAGAAGAGCAGGTGAACACATTCTCACTCTTCTCATCAGCAGAAGATGCCAACGCAGCGTCCTACGGTTACTCTAACACTGTAGCGTTCGACAAAGCGAAGCACACTAAAGTGTGGTACATCTGGGACAAGGCAACACGCCGAGTGCTGATGTATGCTGACAACTGTTGGAGTTGGCCGTTGTGGGTGTGGGATGATCCACACAAACTTCCTAGGTTCTTCCCGTACTTTAGATTGTGGTTCCACGAGAGCACTAACTCTCACGCGCCGAAGGGAGAGGTAACTTACTACTTAGATCAGCAAGATGCGATCAATGAGATTGCAGACGAAGTTAGGAGAGGTCGTCAGTGGGCAAGGCGCAATGTCTTGTACAACAAGAACGCGATAGATCAACACGACGTAGAGAAAGTGCTTAAAGGCGACGATGGCACTGCGCGTGGTATTGACCTTCCTGAAGGTACGAAGTTAGCAGATCACATTTTCAGCTTTGTTCCGCCGGGATTGAACATTCCAGAGTTCTTCTCTCCTGACAGTAAGTTCCAAGCAATCAACAGGATCACAGGTATCAATGAGGCGCAACGTGGTGCTCAGTTCAAGACTAACACCACGAACAAGGCTGTGGAGACTTACAACAAGAACACTGACATTCGTGTCGAAGAAAGAGTGGACTTGATTGAGGACTTCATCGCTGATGTATGTTGGAACATCTGTCTGCTATGCTGCACTGAGTGGGATAGCGAAGATGTTGTGCCATTCATAGGAGCCGAACTTGCAAAATCTTGGCAGAAGGTTAACTCTCCTAGAGAGTTTGAGAAGGAGTTTAGCGTACGGGTTGAGAGTGGCTCTAGTGCGAAACCAAATAGTCGTGAGAAGAAGCAACAGGCGATTGAAATGGGACAGGTGATGGGGCAGTTTGCTTCTGCTTCTCCCGCTGTTGTTATTCTAATGCTTAAGATGTTCGAGAGAGCATTTGATGAGTTCACTGTCGCTGATGAAGATTGGGATCGCGTCATGGATACGATGATGCAAGGTCTTTCTAAAGCTGGCGGTGGTCCCGGTGCGGGGCAACAAGGGGCGCCGGGACAACAACCTCCAGTAGAACCTGGAGCACCTGTAACTGATGAAGCAATGTTGCAGCAAGTGAAGATGAAGATTGCAAAGCTTCCTCCACAAGCACAACAGAAGTTGCAGGAAATGGTTGCTGCTGGAGTGCCTCCTAGCGAAGCATTACAACAGATTGAGGCACAATTGGGTGGACTACAACCCTCATAAGAGGTGAAAGGACGAAACAATGCCCGGTGAGAACGAAACCTTAGACAACATTGAAAAGAACATCGACATAGCGATTGAGGCACAAGATGGCAAAGCTCCTGAGACTCCGAGCACAGAAGTCACGACGCCCGACGCAGGTAAGGAGCAGCAGCCAGAAGATCGCTCAGGCGGTAGCAGCGACGGTGGAGCACAACCGCAGCCTAAGCAAGAAGGAACGCCGCCAGCACCAAGTGCTCATGGTCCCAAGGACTTAAAACTACAAGATGGAACAGTAATCAAGGGTGGTGCTGAACGTCGGTTCTATGAACAGCGCGAGGTTGCACGAGCGCAGCTACAGACTAGGGAACGAGAGCTTGAGACTACGCGCAACCAGTTAGCTACTGTACAGAGCCAATTGGAAGCTGTTCATGCTTCTGTGCAGGCTTTGCATGGTATTGAGCCTTCGCAACTTGCCCTTGGCGCACGTATCATTGTGGATCTTCAAAGAGACCCCCAGGGGACACTGAAGAAATTGCTTGCAGAAGCAGCAGCACAAGGCTATAGTATTGCCGACATCGGAAGCGGTGTTGACATGGCTGCGATCCAGCGCATGATTGACGAACGCTTACCGCAACAAGATAACGAAGAATACCAAAGCGAAGAGGAAATACTACAGGAAGCAACAGATGAAGCTAATGCTTTCTATGGTAGACATCCCGACGCTAGACCGCACGATCAGCTACTTGCGAGTGTCTTGCGAGATCATCCCGGCCTCGGTTTAGAGGACGCGTACTTCCAAGTCAGAGACGCCTTCTCAGAGAAGGGTTATGACTGGTCCCTTAGTCTTGAACAGAACTTAGGACTAGGCGTTGATCCAGCAAATGCAGGTGGACAACAACAGCCTGGAAATAGAGCACCATTACCTCCCGGCAACAACGCCGCGAATGCTCCTATTAACTCCGCTGATGTTACTGCCCTCGCATCCGACGATATGGACACTGGAGACATTGTGAGACAAGCAATGCGCGAAAGTGGCCTCAACATCTAGGAGAATGAAGTGGCTTTAGCAACTGTCTTGAACTCGACGCTAACGAAGTCAAGGCGGAAGCTTATCATGGCATCGGTTCGCAGTAATGCTCTAATGGCATGGGCTTTCGCCAACGATCGCGTCGATTACGAGGATGGTGGTTACGACATCACCAATCCTCTCACCACTGGTCGCAACCCTAACGTAGCGTCGTACGAATACTACGATCAGCTACCCGTTGCACAGACCAACGAGTTCACCACTGCACGCTACTACTGGTCGCGTGTTGCCGGTACTGTCATCATTTCCGATCAGGAAGAAGATGAGAACCGGGGTGAAGCTGCCATCTTCAAGCTTATGAAAGCTAAGATGGACGTTCTCGAAGAGAGCATCAAGGAAAAGTTTAGCGAATACCTATACGCAGCGGGCGGTGGTACTGATCCGTTGGGTTTGGCTTCGCTTATCCCTGATGATCCTACGACGGGCGTACTCGGTGGCATCAACCGTGCTACGGAACCACAGTGGAGGACTTCTTCGTATCAGTTCGCTGGTGCGTTGAATGCTTCCAACATCGAAGAAGCGTTTGACGACATTCTACTCGATCTTACGCTGAAGAGTGATAAGCCTGATCTTATCCTTGTTGGTCGCAACATCTATCGTCTGTATCGTGCTGCGGTACGCGAGAAAGTTGTGTTCAATCTTAGCGATACCAGTAATGGTAAGCGCATGATGGATCTCGGCTTCACTGGCATTAGTCACCAGAACATTCCAATTCTCTACGATGAGGATTGTCCGGTGAATAAAGCCTACTTCATCAACAGCAAGTTCTTGAGGACTACGATCCTTAAGCACGTGAACATGAAGGTGAAGGAACTCTCTGCTCCTTGGGACACTGACGCTCATGGTTCGAGAGTTGTATGGCAGGGCCAGTTCGCTATGTGGAAAGCATACCGCACTCACGGTGTGCTCAACAACTAACACTGCTATTGAAAGGACGAACAATGGCAAGAATACGCGCCCGATACGCTGTTAAAGGCCCACGGAAAGAGCCTGTAACTTACAACAAGTGTTGGATGGATGATGAAACCAAGTCACTCCAGCAGGAAGTTGTTACGGAAGATCGTGATTGTTACATGGTCTACTTTCCGCAGGGCCACAGCATTCGTGTAACATCATTCGCTGCACTTAAGGAAATGGGATACCATCTTAAGCCTCGAATGGTTGATATGGAAACTGGTGACGTTATAGACGTTGGTGGTGATCCGTACGACTTCGCCAATAATCCCCAAGGTGATCTTGATGTGAACGTCTTGGTGGAAGATGATGAAGAAGCGGAACACCGTCCTGCTAGGACAAAGGTAAGGAGCGAATAATGGTACAGAGAGTGGCATCGTTTCGCAACCGTAGGTACAATGCCTACGTTCCTGCGATGGGCTATGCAGCAGACGTAATCCACGGTGCTGCATACGCTGTAGACTTCCTCACCCCGGTCGCTGCAAACGCGACTAACATCCTCAACAGTGTTGCGGGTACGGTTGGTGTTCCACTGACTGTGTTCGGACAGGATACTGCTGATGCTCCGTTTGGACGTAATGTTACGAACGGTGCTGGTGGTAGCATTACGGTACGGGGTAAGGATTACCTGGGACAAGGTGTTACCGAAACTATCGGTGCGTCTGCTGCTGGCAAGAAAGCCTTCAAATGGATTGATGCAATTGATCCGTTTGCTGGTGCTGTGATTGTTGGTTGGGGAGCACTACTTGGTCTGCCTTACCGCATGGGCGGCGTCATTGAAGAGGTTGCTAACGGAGCAGAAGCTGCTGTTGGTGCTCTTGTTGCTGGATCTCTTGTCGATCCGCAGACTTCTACGACTGGCGATCCGCGTGGTACTTATGCACCGACGACTGCACTCAATGGCAGCAATCGGATTATTGCTAAGTTCCAGCCGTACAATCTCCTCAATGCCAACGGCAACGGAGGCTTGCACGGTATCCAAGCGGCCTAAACCCGTCACTTGTGGCGGTAGGAGAGTGGTATAAACGTATTCGTCCTTGCGTCGTGCCACTCTCCGCTTTTCTGAGGGGTCATTATGCTCAAGACCTTAATGCAACTGACTGTTGACACTGAGCGTATGCTTTACCAAGCTGCGGGTGTTAACACTCAAGTGTATGCTCAAGATGTCATAATGCAGAAGCTGCAACACGCTTTTGACCACTGCTTCACTGCGAAGTTTTGGCCCTCATTCGTACGACGCGAGGCAAGGACACTGGACGGAGTTACAGGGAAACCTACGACTCCGTTCAGTCTGATTAAAGAGTGGAAAGATGTCAGTGATGTGTTCAGAAAGAACAGTCAGCACCCAATTCCACAGATGCCTCTCAGCTACAATCTATTGGATTTGGTTGAGGGAGCTACACCAAGATTTGTTGAACCTACAGCAGATGCAACCCTCTTCACTGTGTACCCTCTAGGATCGACAGGAGAGATAGTTGTAGTTGGACGAGAACGTCCTGCTCTAGAGTTCACTAACAACGACATTGTGCCATTCGACAACCTTGCGCTGTGTTACTATGCCGCCTGGGATTACCTAGTTGATGATGCAAGTAACGCTGGCGCCGCTGCTAAGATGCAGGGGTTGTTTGATACGCGCATGAAAGCCCTTGAGGATGCTGAGTTTGACAATGTAGTGTTGTTGAACCCGCATTCGGAACAGATCCCTTCACAGTGGAACTAGTATGCGCCTAGAGAAGATCATACCGAAGCAATTCAGGATCAGCCAGAACCTGCAACAGACTACGTTGCGTGAGTTTAACGGCGGTTGGAATGTGCTCGATGATGATATGAACTTAGGGCATCAGTTCGCACGCAAGTCGTACAACATATCTCCTGACAATGACGGTAGTGTAGGCGTAAGGCAGGGGTATAGACCATTCGCTAAGTGTCGGCCTCTGTTGAGCAGTGATGCCTACGCAGTTGACGCTTACTACTTCAAGTCTGCACTCATTGTGGTGTGCAGCAACGGAGAGATTTGCAAGATCACTGGTAATGGTGCGGTAAGCCTCATTTGGGATCAAGCGATCGCAGCTACGCTACCCGGAGCACCTACCGGATGGACTGCACCAGTTGACTTCGTGTCATTTGCAGAGTTCAACGACCATTTGATCATCTGTAACGGACAAGATAAGCCTTTAGACATCAACAACCAATTCTATGTAGAGTACCTACAAGACGCCGCTACCACCACTAACATAAATGTCCCGATATGTAAGTATGTAACTGCTATCTCGCGTTATCTAGTGATGGCTGGTGATCCGCTGGAACCGGATCGTATACATATCAGTGCTAAAGACGCTCATGGAACGTGGTACGGAGATCCAGAACCGAATGACGGCACTCGTTTGGATGTTGGTAGCATTCTTCCTGGTGCTACTACCATTCGTGGTCTGCTTGGTTTTCGCGGCAAGCTAGTTGTGATGTTTGCAGAGGGACTTCTATTTGGGTTCCTTGGAGAGTACGATGAGAACGGCAACCACACTCCCAACTTCGAGGATGGCGTATCCGGCTATGGAAGCATTAGTCACAGGAGTGGCGTTGCTTACGGTGACGATGGGCTGTTCATGGATCTTGAAGGAGTACCTAGCATCAAGCGCACGGCGCTCTCGACGAGTTTCAAGCCGGAACGACTCTCTTACTTGATTGATCCAGAGATAAAGGCTTCACTCAAGCCTCTCAGCTTCGAAGCGATGGAGAACCATGTATTTTCCGTGTACAATAGATCGGCTGGACAGTTTATGCTGTTCGTACCCAACGCCGAAACTGTTGCAGACACTACTGAGACGCTCGCGTTCGTGTATAATTACCGACCCGCACTTCGGCAAGAAGCATGGAGTTTGTTTGGTAATTGGAACTTCACTTGTGGTGTCCGTTCACTTACTGGCCGGGTATTCTTCGGAGACAAGAACGCCGACATCTGGGTCTTAGGGAGCGATGATGACCCAATCTATACAGATAACGGTGAACCTATCCCCTTTGATTGGGAACTACCGTGGCTTGACTTCGGACAACGAACTAAGAGCAAAACTAGTAAGCATATATCGTTCGATACTAGAGGGCTTTCCGAGTTCGACTGTCGAATGTACGTTGATAACTTCTACACCAACAAGGGTGAGGACTCGCCGGCGCTCACTACCGAGTTTAGTGGTGGTGGACAAGGACACTTTGGAGAAGGACCACAACCTTACGGTGGTGGACGGAACACCGCCCGTAAGTGGCACTACGTATGGCCGTGCAAATTCCAGATAGCGAAACTTAGGTTCAGTGGATTGAGCGATGCGGGGTTATCCTTCGTGTCGATCTCCCTGCACTATCTCCTTGGGGGGATAAATAGATGAGCATTTATGGCTACACGTATGCCGGGTTCAAGTTGATCGACTTCAACTCAGACAACTGGCATGACGACGAGTGGTACAACTGGACACTACTGGACTCCATGTTCCAGGCACAGTTCGGTGACGTACCGCTACCTGTTGTCGGTGGCACTGCGAACGCTATCACGCTTGACTTCACTCCTGATAGGCCACTGGTCAATGGGTTGACTGTAGTGTTCATCCCCACTGCATCACCAACTGGTGCGGTGACGCTCGCAGTGGATGGTCAAACACCGAAGCCCCTTGTGATCCTCGGTAATCCTGTTGTAGCAGGTGACTTCCTCGCTGGTGAACCTGTCAAAGCTATCTACAACGGTACTGTGTTCAACACTGTAGCTCCGCTGAAGAAGTTCTCACAGATCAACATCATCGCAGGACCGAGCGGTGCATCTGCAACAGCTGTTGCCAATGATCTCGTGATCTCTCACAACGATGATGCAGGGATCAGTATCCTTACTCCCAATAACAAGTGGGGTTCAATCGCATTCGGCGATCCTGAAAACAATGTAGCAGGCTACGTGAAGTACAGCCACACGAATGACTTTCTGTACTTCGGTCGTAACGGTGCTGATGCACTGATCCTAGACAACACAGGTGCTTATCTGCCTACTGGCCGCTTCGGGATGAACGTCACTGGTGCTAATGACTTCGTGATCCTAGAGAGTGCTCCTAATGTGATGCGCCTAGGATCTAGTGGTGCATCTAACGGCCTTACGATTGACCTGACTAGTGGACTTGTGACGATCCCCGGTGGCTTAACTGTGACGGGAACGCTCAATGCAGCCAACATCACTGGCAATGTCAATGTCGGAACCGCAACTGGCATACTACCTCTTGCTAATGGTGGTACTGGTGCTGATACTGCTCCCAATGCTCGTAATAATCTGGGCTTGGGAACCCTCGCCACTAAGAACACAGTTAATAATGGTGATTGGAGCGGTGCTGCTCTTACTGTGGCTAACGGTGGTACTGGTGCTGTTGATGCAGCTAATGCGAGGATCAACCTTGGAGTACGGCTTGGCGTTGATGTTCAGGCATACGATGCCGATCTAGCTGCAATCGCTGCTCTGGCAACAGTACCGTTCGGTAGAGGAATGCTAGAGCTTGCTAATGCTGCTGCTGCTAAAACCTACATCGGTGCTATAGCTGCTCCTGCTTGTGTCATGGCTGCCAACACGATTGATGTACGCTTTGACATCGGTGGTGGAGCGTTCCTACTGATACAAGGTGGGTTCGGAAGCTTGGCTGCTAACACTCTAGGCACTATCAACTTTCCACAGCCTTATGCAGTGGCTCCAGTGTGCGTCGTAGGCGGTGGTGACAACAACATCAACAACGAGGGTGACATTCACTCCTATGGCCCTGCTACTGTAAGTGGAGTACCTATCATCAACTCGACTGATGCTAGTGGCAACTACAACTGGCTGGCAATAGGAAGAATGTAATGCCACTTAAGAAGGGAAAGAGTCAGAAGGTTATCAGTGAGAACATCAGAGAACTGAAACACACTGGTAGACCAACGAATGTAGCTGTTGCTATCGCTATGCAGAAGGCGGGCAAAGCTAGAAAGAAGAAGCGGAGATAGTCATGGGCATTCTAAACACTGTTGGAAAGGTAGTCAGCCCTGCTTATCTCGCAGGCAGTCTGTTCAACAATAACAACAACAAGGGTCCAGGCCCATACAGCGCACCAACGGGTACGATTGATCCGTGGTTGCAGCAGGCATTCGATGCCTACATGGCGAACGTAGGACCGAAGCGCACTGCTAAGGTTGGGGCCTATCAGGGTGATCTACAGTCTAAGCTCAACTACGGGTTGAGTATGGCTCACGATGATGAGCGCACTCTTTACAATCAGTGGTTGCTACAGCATCCTAAGCCTACTCCTGTGGCTGAAACTCCTGTTGCTTCTACTGAACCTGAGCCTATTGATCCTGCGAAGATGGCTCTAGCGAAGCAAGCTGCGATGCAACGTGCGGAGTTGAACCTACGCGCACAAGGACTTGATCCTGCTCTATACATGGACAAGATCAGTTCGCAGTACGATCAGATGGCTCAGACTGCATCGCTGAACAAAGATCCTTACTCAGTGTTCAGTGACGACATCGCAACAAATGTTGTGAAAGCTGAGAACGCAGCACGACAGCAGCAGTTCATGAATGAGTTTGAAGGGAAGTTTGGCGTCGCTGCTGACCAAGCTGCACTACCGAGCACTATCTTGGACGATGCTATCAACACTGTCCTTGGTGAACAAAAGACCGCTGCACAGCAACAGCTTGAGCGCGGTAAAGCTAGGGGCATTTACAATGATGTTGGATACAACGCAGGACAAGCTGCACTTGGAACAGCAGAACAAGCTGCTAGGTCCGAACTTACCGGCCTTGGTAGCAATCTCGTCAATCAGTATCGCGGTGGACTTAATGAGATTGATGACCGCGCTTTCAGTGCTTACCAATCATTTCCTATCGGTAGCTCGACCTTCTCCCTTGATCCTTACATCAGTGAAAGAAATGACTTCCTTAACCGAACTAAGGCGGGTGCAGAAGGAAACCTACGCAGCACGCTAGGTGGCCGCAACTTCTTCGACTTTGGCAAGATCGGTGGACAAGCTGGTACTGCACAAGGAGCACTAAACCTACGCGATACTGACGTAGCTACTGCGATCGGTGAACGTAAGAGACAGAACACAATGAGCAGAGGACTTGGTTCTCAAGGAGCGTTCTAATGCCACTAGGACTTGACCTTGCTGCCGTAGGCGCCGGCTATTTTGGTGATAAGAAAACCAATAAGCTGAACAAGAAAGAGTTTGACCGTCAGAAGGCTCTGACTACTAAACAGAGCGGTATCGCTGACTACATCCAGGAGCTTGCAGCCAAAGCTGTAGGCATGAACTCTGACATCTATGATCCTAGCGGTGGTTACACTCGCTTCAATCCTGCTACTGGTAGGTATGAGTACGCACTAGGCAAAGAGCAAGGCCAAGTGCAGGCTGCTTCGTATGAAGAAGAGTTAGCACGACTACAGCAGGATCAGGCGATCAGGCGCCAAGGTCTTACTGACTTTGAACGTATGCGCCAACGCAGTAGTGACAGGGGAGATAGAGCACTACTCGACATTGATGCGGCACGACGCGGTATCGGCATGGTTGATCCTAATGCCGTTGCTGGACAGATAATGGGGGATAGGACACGCCAACTCAATGCAGGATACGATGATGCAGAACGAGCAGCAAGGACGATGCAACTACGTACTGGCTCTAGTGCAGTTGGTGACGCTCTTAGTGCTCTTGCGCGTGATCGGGTTCGTTCACAAGCGAGTGTGGGTTCCCCTCAACTCGAAGCTCTTGAGTTTGCGGAAGGGATAAACAAAGCACGCACCGAGCAGAACTATGGAGTGTACGACAAGTTTGGGAGTGAGGGTCGCAACTTCTATGATGCTCAGTTTGCTCCGGCCACTTACGAACAGCTTGGCAGAGAGAACCTAGGCAAGCAGATGGACTTTGACATCAGCAAGCTAGATCTTGGCATGACTGGTGCTGGTACTGCTGGTCAAACTGTTGCTAATGCACAGCGTGGACAGCAGGGTGCTTACAACGCATTCATGGGCAACCGTATTGCATCGCCACTTGGTAGTGCATTCAGTGGTGCGAGTAACATGATTGATGCTGCTGCGAAGAAGGCTGCACAGATGGCCGCTGGAGGTATGGGATAATGGCTGTTAGAGAAAGTGCCTTACAGAAGGCTCGCCAAAAGCGGTCTACTACTGCTATTCCAGTACCCGAGATACAGCAGTACGGGGTATTCACTCCAGGCTACTCAGGATACTTGCAGAACGCTGCGTCCGATCGCAGTGCTGGCTCTAGCTCTGCTGAACGCTTCGGTAACATCGCTGCACTGAAGTACAACTCTGATGCAGAGCAGATGGCTTATCAGAATATGCTCAAGCGTGCTCAGGATCTACAGATTGATGCACAGAAGAGGGACATTCGTTCACAGAACATCAGTGATATTCAAGAAGGCTCACTTGACGCTATGAAGTTTGGTGTCGGTGGCTACGCCAGAGAAGTGACTGATCCGACTGGTGAAAGCACCATCGAGTACGATCCTGAAAAGATGAACTTCGGTAACATTCTCGGTGGTAATCAGCAAATCTCTGACTACTTCAAACAGAACACTGATGCTATTGGCAGCATGATCGACCGTGGCTATGGACCTTCTAACGAAGCGATCGGACTGATGCTCCGTGATCCTATCACTGGCAAGCCAATGCCTATTGGTCCAAGGATTAAACCTGCTGATGAGATTAACGCTGCTGAAGTTGAAACCGCTGCACAGAAGCTTGCAAGAGAGACAGCAGTAGAACAGCTTAAGGCAGACAACAAGGACAATGACGTACAATTCAAGTACGTGCTTGATGAAACTGGCACACAGATGTTGCTGGAAATCACTGGTGGTAACTTCGAAGCTGTTGAAACTGCCAAACAGAGAGCAAGAGGTAGCGGTGTTAAAGTCGCTGGTGATCCTCCACCTGCTACAGCAAGCCCTAATGCTGGCGCACAGAGCGGCGGTGCGTCAGCTACTCCAGCCGCTGAGATCCCTCCCGGTGATCTAACTGATTACCGCGATCCGGGATATGACGCTATTGAGAACAGACTAGAGAGGAAATACAACCTTCCTCCTGGACTTATGAAGCGTGTTCGTGTGTACGGAGAGCGTAGCAACGCTAACCGAGTGTCCCCGACAGGAGCACGAACTGTATACCAGATCTTGCCCTCGACACGTAAATTGTTTGGAGACAAGTACAAGATTGATGCTTATGCAGGACCAGCAGAGGCGGCAGAGATTGCAGCACTGCACTTGAAAGAGAGCATTGATCGCGGGGAAGATCCTGTATTGGGATACAATGCAGGCCCAAAGAGCGGTGGCAAGTGGAACAGCAAGGAAGCTAGAGAGTACAAGGCTAGAGTTGACGGTCCAGAAGCTCTAGCAAGTGTTCGTGCTCAACCGGGGAATGATGATGTACGCATCGCCAAGTGGAAGTCTATTCCACAGGTTGCAGATGCACAGAAACAGAGTGATGGTAGTGTTGTAGTCACCATGAAGAATGGTAGAACTGTTCGCTACGTCAATGGACGAAGGCAGGAAGGCTAATGGCTGCAAAGAAAAAGCCCGCTGACTCTTGGTATGACATTGATTGGGGTCGCACTGCAAAGCAAGTTGTTTCTGGCTTGCATGAGGGTATCACTGCGAATGTAGCAGACAAAGACAGCTATCTTCCTTACATCCCCGCACTCATTCCCAATGTCACTGCAATTCCAGGACAGATCAAGAGCTTCACTAGCTCGGGCGGTAAGAACCTCACAAAGAACGCTGAGAAGCCCTTCAGTGGTGACACTGCCATTGAGCGTGCATTGAATGATGCTTACAAGCAGTCATTGACAGCAGAGAAGAAGGGTGACGAGCTTCTAGGTGTGGGTACTCCGCGCAACGCAGTAGAGTATCTTGCACGCTACGGTCCTGCTGCGTTCATTAGAGGTCCAGTAGGAATGCTTGCTGGCGCGAGCAAAGTTGGTAAGCTCGGCAAACTTGTTAGAGGTCTGGAGAAGATAGACAAAGCTACTCCTAGGCTCATCAGAGCACCAGTCAAAGCTGCTGCTGAAATACTCACTCCGTTCCGACAGACTGGCTTGAAGAAAGCTATTCCACTTAATGCGCTAGGCTTAGGTGCTGGCGACATTATGAAGGATAGGCAACAGTTAGATGAAGAAGGACACGAGTACAAGGGTGCTATCCCTGCTGCTGTTCGTGCTATCACTGGTGCAGAAGAACCAATGAGTGAGAAGGAAGCTGCTGAGTTAGCAGAGCTTGATGCAGTGATGATGCAGGATGCTTACGAGAACGGTGAAGCTACTGATGAAGATGTGCTAGACTGGCAGGCGAACACTCCCACTACCGAAGCACAGATGGAAGCTGCTCGGGACGATATGTTCTGGGATAAGGTTAAAGCTGGCGGCACCTTACTTGGTGGTTCACTGGCTGCACTCTACGCAGGTGGTAGGTTTGGAAGGAATGTTGTTACACCGCAGGTTCATGCACGTGAAGCGGCAATCAACAACCCAGACAACTACGGTAAGTTCAAAGATCCTGCGGAGTATGGTGAACACGCTCCGATCGACACTGAAACTAATCGGTTGCCGAAGCAGCCTATTGACCGTGGTGAGCAACTCACTTCCACAGGACAAGAACCAAAGTTCATTGGTACTAAGTTTGAGACTAGTGATGTAGGTGCTGTTGATAAGACGATCGGTCGTGTGTTTGAAAAGACAAGGCCGATTGTGTCAATGGCCTCACGCTTCATGGGTAGAGACTATGCTAAGAAGTTGGGCTTCCATCTTGATAGGATCACCAACTCTTCTATCCAAGCTCGGTTCACTGATTGGGTTAAGACTGGTCGGCTTCCTGGGAGTGAGCGCAAGACTGCTCCGCTAGGCGCATGGGCTAGGCAATACGCTAAAGAGTTGTCACCAGAGGAACAGCAGAGGGTTGGGAGTGCTCTAGTTGGTGCATCCTCACTCGACGACTACAGGCGTACTGGCAACCAATCATCGCTATTCAAAGAGCTTAATGGTGCTCCTGTTACACCTCAGCAGATAGAACAACTGGTTGCTGATGTTAGTCAAGATCCTAAGTTGGGTAAGTACTATCACCAGATACAGAAGTTCTATGACGAGAAGCTTCAGTACGAAGTAGAGCGTGGACTAATGACACCTGCTGAGTACGCACAGATGCGTGCTGAGAGGCCGAACTATGTCCCTCTACAGAGCAACCTACACCAAGAGGCTGAGTACTCTCCATTCAGTAGTCGGTACTCTGCAAACGAGAACAACCTGAAGGCTCGTGCAGAGCAGACGCACACTGGTGTCCCAGGTGATCTAGGTGTAGTCAATCCGTTGTCTCGACTGTTTGAGGACTACAGTGACACCATTCGTAGAGCAGAGACTAATGAGCTACGCCGCAGCTTCCTTGAGGATATGGCTGCTTCAGGAGCACGGAACGCTAAGGGTGATCTGATTGTACGCAGGATAAGGCCAGATGCTACTGGTGTTAATGTCCATGAAGTGAACACCCCTACTGGTCCTATCAAGTACGACGTACTAGACAGCGAACTGGCCAAGTCGTTACATCTTAGCCCTCGTAACGCTATCAAGGGGATGGAAGAAGCACGCCAACTGTATCAGAACATGACTACTGGTACTACTGGCACCTTGCGGAACCTGTTCAGCCTCGCTGCTGCACCAATCATGGATAGCATGGCTGCTTCTACACTCGCTGGTAAGAGCCACGGAGTAGGACTAGCTAATCGACTGTTCGTTGGCGGTCACATTGGTGGCATCCGTGCTGCTGGTGACATGATGCTTGGTGAAATGGCTACCAAGATGCGTATGAGACTGATTGCTGACAACTCTTGGCTCCGTGACGCAGTGAATAGTGTGTCTGGAGGTAGGGGAGCAGAAGCACTCACTAATATGCTAGAGGGAGCGTACAAGAACTCTACACTTGCATTCATGGATCAAGCTGGCATCACTTCCAAAGCTGCATGGGGAGCTTCTGATCCAACTCATGTTATGGAAGGTATGCAAGGTGTAGTGCCTGAGTATGCACGTACACAAGCGCAACGCGTGATTGACGACATAGATACATCGTTCGGAGAGAATGGTGGCATTGGGCTGATGCGCGGTGCTCTGCTCAAGTCGAAGAACAGATGGGTCCAGGCTAAGACACTGCCTCTCATGCGCCAATACGCAGGGCTGCTAGAGGCGATGCACAATGGTGCGCGCTACTCCGCTGTTAGAGCGAACAAAGGCAAGGTTAGGGATCTTGACGAGTTTATCTCTGACATGAGGAGACTAAGCTCTGATCCGTCTATTCATGGTAGCGGTAAAGCTGCTGAAGCATTGACCAGTGCTAACTTGTTTGGCCCTATCTCAATGGCAACGATCGCACAAGTTGGCAAGCGAGCACGCGAAGATCCTATCAACTTCCTTCGCAACATGACACAGACTGGTGGCACTGCTGCTGCAATGTTCTATCTGTCTCAGTACTACGACCAAGAGGCTAGGGATGCACACGCTGCGAAGAACTCTCAGCAGAAGGCTTCTAAACTCTCTCTGTTCGGTGGTGCTGAACTACCACTAGACCAGTTGCAACGCTTGTTGCTAGGCACAGTCATGCCAGTCACTGATCAAATCAGTGGCATGAACAATGGTGAATGGGATGATGACTTCATTGGTGCAATGCAGCGCATGATTGAGGGGAATGGTCCGGCTAGGGATGAGAAGTCCACTAAAGACTCAGAGTTGAGGCTCAATGAAGCATTGAGAGCTAATTTGCCTAGCTCACTGATGGCTTTTGGTGTCAACACTAAGCCTGATGGCTCTGTAGGACTGGACTGGAAGCCAGATTATAGCAGTATACCGTTGCTGGCGGGTGTGATGGCATCGCAAGGCGTTGATCCTTCGATGTCTGCACTCACTGGTGAAATGGTAGGACCACGTACACAGCAAGTGAGTGGGTTTGACCCTGAACAAGACAGACCCAATAGCCTATTCAGTGCTACGTACGAAACAATGATCCGTACACTGTTTGGCTCTGCTGGTGCAGGTCTTGTAGACATCGGTGATGATGCTTACAGGACACTGAACAGTGAGAACCCTGAAGATCGTAAGAGAGTTTGGGAGATTGCTGGCGATCAGTGGAAAGAGGGAGCACAGAAGGGTGCAGGAGTGTTCAAGCCTCTGTTTGGCGATCGCGTACAAGCCAAGAGTGCTGCTGACACTAACTACGCACTGCTCAAGGATCGTGAGAAGGGAGTTGAGGCTGCTCTTGGTGCCTACACACTGAATGCGCGCACTGGTACATACAGTGGAGCTTCGACTTCGCACCGCAGTGCTGCACTAGGCAGAGAACTCGATCCCAACACTGTAGAACAGCGTCCTGAGCTTGCAGGTACGATGGCTGCTAGGATCGGTTCTTCTGCAAAGCAAGTGAAGAGCCAACTTGATAACAAGAAGAAAGAGATTAAGAATATCTCTACACAAGCGGAGTTCATCAAGGCTTCGACGAACAAGACGCAAGCGGAGAAGAACGCTCTAATCAATGACTTGACTGACGAGATAAAGATGCAGCGTATGGATATGCTGCGGATCGTGAGGGAACACGAAGAGTTCTTGTCGAAGCAGCTTGGTAGAGACTTCTCTTTCGAGGATTACAACATCGACGATTGGATGGAGCCGTTCATCCCACCGCAGGAGTGATAGCCTGGAGAATGGTATCGAGAGCGTTGCTGGACACTAAGCCTTGCTTCGCTCTCCATATAGTGACTGGTCTACCGCGTCCTACGGTTACGTTCTCAAACTTCTGTATCATCTGAAGCTCGTGCATCACATCGAGTGCTACTCGGGTGTGTTCTGCGTCCATAAATCTTTGTACTGCTTTACTGAGTTCGGAGTGTTTAATTCCCCCGATCCCTGCCGCAAGCAGCTTGTCTCGTAAGGCGTCAACTCCCAAGACAAGACGGGAGTTCGCTCCTGTACCTTCAAATATGGCGGCACCATCTTCACGAGTTTCAGTAACAACTTTAATCGCTGTCGTGATGTGATTAGCTTGGATCTCCCAAGTGTCGTCACTAACGCATAGCAAAGCAGCCACACGCAAGATGTGGCTATCCTCGCGACTCTGGAAAGAAGCTCTGTAAGGATCACGCTTTATCTCCCTGTTCTTGTACCAAGATTTGAACTTGGACATTGCTCCTTCACTGAGCGCAATAGTTGGATAGCGCTTCGCTCCCTCTTGCACTCTCTGCAAGTGATCTGCAAGGGATTGTTTGAGTTCCAGGTCTGGCTTTGTCGGCCAAGGCGCTGTGCGTTTAGGTTTCTCGGATACGACGAACACAACTCTTGATGTGAAGCCTCCCTCGATAACATCAGGATTAACGGCCCTAAGAAGCCATGAGGGTGTCGATGCAGAAAGGAAGTTAACGTGTACGTCCCGAAGCACTGTGCTACCACGTAGAAGGGTTCCACCCCCAACCCTGAGTGTAGGGCAGTCGTAGAGATCAGTAAGCAAGGTGGGCATAGTTTCGACATACTTCTCTTTCCCTAGAAACTTCACCATTTCATCTATCGCAATGCTTGCACGCGCACTACCAAACTCAATAGACTGCAACGCGAGGTCAAACTCAAGCTTCTCTGGAGTGATCTTACTCTCTATCAGTTGGTTGCGCTCGTTGCACATAGTACGGATGAAGCTGACTGCCCTTCTGACTGCTGTACTCTTGCGTGTAACGCCCGACTCCGCGACCAAGACACAGTAAAGATTAAGGTAAACAGGAGCAGAAGGCCGATCAACAGCAATATCTCTTCCGAGGGCAACTGAAATGCACCAGAGCGCGGTCCAGAAGTCGTAGGCGTAGGGGGTTTCGGAGTTTTCCGAAAAGGCAAGATATTGTCCGACAAAGCTATCCTCCCTTGCTAACTTCTTGTAGTTGATCCTACTCATCACTCATCATTTCCTTGTAAGTCGCAGTCTTTTTACAACGCTTACAAGTCACCAGTCGTGGTACAGCGGTGAGTGGAGCCTTTACGCGAGCATTACAAGCTGCAAACTTCTCATCGAAGCCGCGCATTTCATCTGCAAAGTGAACAGCCATTGTTTTCGTCCTACAACCCGCGCCCGAAGGGACGCACTCCAACTACCGCTGTCTACTAGTAGTGAAGTACGCCCTTCAAGCACAGGCGTTAATTAGCCTTTCGGCTCTGCTTCAGATGGGAGAGAGTTGTCAACTTCTCCTTCCTCAGCACCAGGAAGCTGTTCCGCACCAACACCTTCCGTAATCTCACCCTCGTTGTAGTTCTCAACGAAGTTATCCAAAGACAAGACATAAGTGACCTTAGCGGTTTCGCCGGCGCCCACCTTGTCCGTGATCTCAATGGCGTCAACCCAATCGCCATCGTCCTGACAAAGGAAGTTTTCCTCGTCAACACGTGTTACGATGTAATTGTCGCCCTCGTAGTTCCACACCGAACCAACTTCGGGTACATCAACTTCTTCGTCCATATAACACCCTTTTTGTGTTAGAGTTGAATTACAGCTTCTTGATCTCAGCCTTTTCCTTGTTCTCATTCTCTTTGCCAAGATCCAAGTCAGTCACTGTTCCTGACTCGTCTCCCGCTGAACCTTCTTCAGTAGGGCTAACTACTTCAGGCGGTTCAGGTGAAGGGTTGTTATCCTCACCATTCACTTCGCCACCGTCACGGCCATGCTGACCGGGGTTATTGGCACCTCCAGTAGAAGAGGTGTTGTCACCAAACACGTGACCCTGAGTTACGTCACTAAGATACTGATTAGCACCTTCGATCGACTCTTCAGAGCACATCGCGTTGACTTCTTCATCAGACCGATTTGCGCGTTCTTCTGCATCCATCGGATCAGAGCGTAGATCACGAGTTTCTTTCTTGTGATCGCTGTCGTCAACACGCTTGCTGTCCTTCGTTTTGGGACCAGCTACTTTCGTATCTTCTACTTTGGTCATGCTTCTACCTTTCTCAGTGTGCTCCACCGATGAACGCCCTTCTCATCGGGTACAGAACACTTCAAATCGCACGGAATTATCAACTCCCTTATTTGACCGTCCATGCCTTCGATCAACAAGGGTTCGAGAGCGTGTTTCTTCATCACTCTGCGAACGCGTTCACCCAAACCCCGCTCATTAAGAGCAACAAGGGCATCGTGGATATTGAGTGCAATTCGTGCACCATGTGTAGGCCAATCAGGATCATTGTGACACTGGTAAATAACGCGAGCAACCTTGTCCCCGATAGTAGACTGAGGATAGAAGGCAATAACAGGCTCCAGAGCATCGTCACTGAACTTCTCCTGCAAGATCCATCTACGACCGTAGGCATTGTAGATACGACGCTTCTCCTGGACCTGCTTAATCTGCCATTCCCACCACAGTTGTATCTCTGGGTTGGTCTTATGATACTGGTGCCACAAGTATTCTGCAACCGAGTACGAGGTTTGCAGAGTAGTAGCTAAGCGATCCGGCATCATTCTGTAATTCAACGCGTGTCGGCAACGCTTAGCGATGTAACGAATTGAGAATGGAGCAAATGGCCCTTCTTCTGCACGATCCGTGGTCGGTACATCTTCGTACGGCACGTTGAACATGATTGAAGCTAGGGCTCTATGAGTATCAACGTTTGGATCACTAAATTGTTCCATCCATGACGGGATTACGGCACGATAACCGACGACTCTTGCTTCTGCTTGGCTGAGGTCGAAATAGTTAAACTCGTATCCGTCGTCTGCAATAAACATGTTATGTGCGCGTTCCGGCTGGTTTTGAAGGTTAGTTCCAGTCCCCCAACCTGTACTTGCAGAGGAAAGCCTACCGGGGGCGCTACTAACACCAGTTTGTTTATATTCACATCTAATTCTGCAATCTTCATCGACCGACATCTCCGCATAGGTGCTAGAGAACTTCTGTTCTACTGCTAGATTATCAATATGAAGTAGTAGACTTCTACAGTCGTCAGGAGTACGAGGATGATCGCGCATACGCCTGCGGTTGTCTTTATCAGTAGCAACTCCTCGCCCCACAAGACGTAATCTTTTGAAGAAGAGTTCCGCCATTTGTTTAGGGCTATTAGGATTAGGCCGAAATTCAGGATCACCTGTACAATCAGCAACCATCCTAAAGTATTCATCCCGCATCCTTCCAATGGTCACTTTCATGTCAGCAGCGATCTGATCCTTCAACTCTACGTCGATCTTCACACCGTGAACAGTCATGTCAACCAAGTGAGGTTGCAGGAACATTACATGGTTGAAGAAGAAGTCGCTAAGCTTCTGCTCCTCCAACTCACGCAACATATGTTGCTGACACGCAAGCATGATGCAGCAGTCCTTGACGTTGTATACCCACTCAGCGTCAATGTCACCGACTTCCTTCCAAATCTTCCCCTCGTCCTTGTAGAAGGGGTGGGTAGTGTATTGCGTGGTCAGGAAGCCCAACGAATGTGGCATACGTGGATACAAGGTATGGTGTGCTAACATCGTGTCGAACCAAATACTGGCGAACCTCAGTCGATCCAGGAAATATGTCCACGACGAGTCGTACATCCCATTTTGAGTGACCAATCGGACCTTTGGATCTGCTACTAGCTTCTGAAGCCTCAACCATATCTGAGCCTCCTGTTCTACTGTCCATCGGTTAGCGTCTTTGGTACGAAAGTTAATACAACAGCCCTCATGCGGCGAGTTGGCAAGCCCGACACAGATGGTTTCTCCTGAAGAAGTTTCGATATCAATGCCAACTGGCTCCCCCTCACTCTGCATCCTGTCGATCCAAGCAATCGCTTCTTCAAATGTCGGATTGATGTGGGCCTTGACCTCATGTTCCTTAAACTCCCCGGTGATAACCTGATTGAGCCTGTAGCAGTCGAACTTGAACATCACTTCGGCTTTAGCCTCACGCAACACGTGTGCTGGATTGTACATCACTACGACTTTGGCGTCCCGGCTGCGTGTCTCTCCTTCTCCAAAAAGACTAGTGAGTTGCACGTCGAACACCGACCCTCGATAATTAGTGATACCTCTAAGTCCTGTAATTGCGGAGAGAGCATAGTTACCAAGGCAGACAACATACTTGAGATTTGGGAGTTGAGCGAGTTCCCACAGCAGGATCGAGGTGTAGTGTGAAACTTCCCCATCGCCAATCTTCTCCTTCATGTTCGCCATGTTGACTGAGAGAAGTTGGCGCTTGATGACATTACTCACATACACCTTCTGGCGTGATAAGCCATACTTGCGTAAGCTGTCCCAGAGGTACTTACCACTGCTACCACACAGCGGCATCTTCATTACGCGCTCTCGCTCACCAGGAGCCTCACCAATGATAGCTACCTCTGCACCGAACATTCCATCACAGCCGCAATCAACCTCCAATCCCAGAGCTTTGGCTCGAACCATTATCTCTCTGTTCATTTCGGCTATTGTCTGCGCCATTGATCTTCTCCAAGACTTCATCATACGAGCCTAGTACTTGATATTCCTTGCCATCATCCATAATGATGATCGTAGCAGGAGGAGAGTAGTTTATAGAAGAGCATATAGTGGACACACAGTCAGGATTGATAGCAACTTTGCTACCTTTATGGTGCCATAGACTGAATTGAGCAAGCATCACGCGTTTTCCTTCTCTTCGATGTCTAACCAGACCTTCACAACACCCTGACAGAGTATTTTGAAGATCTCTTTGTCACTACGACCACCAATCCTGTTAGGGAGCTTCTTCACAGTGACTTTTGGGTACTTCTCAAGCACTTCTTCGCCAACGTAGTAGCGAATGTCGTTATGAGTGTCGAACGTAACACCTGTTGCGTGTATTTCTACGATCAATACGTTCTTTTCGCCTACGTGTTCGATGATAGGTACCAAATCAGCCAAACGACCGCCATCGCTACACACCACGACACCAGCAAAGGAATTACGCACGATCCTCTTCCGCATGATGTACCCGAGCGCTTCTGGACCATGTAATTTCTCCAGTGCATTGAACATTTCGATGTACGCTTGACGCGGAGACAAGCCTAAGAAGTCACCAGTCGGGTTATTCTTGTCCTTACGACCATCTTCATCGTAGAACTCCCAACCGTGGAACGCACTGTAGAGCGCATGAGCACCCTTCTTGAGTGGTTCACTGAACTTCATGTGCGTTGGCTTCATCCACGGAGCGTTTATCTGAATGTACGAGCGTACTACATCCGACGCAAAGTCTTTTCCACTGTTAGGAGGGCCATTGAATATGATAATCTTCTGATGAGCACTCACTGTTACCCCCTTTTGTTCAATGAGATCGACAAAGACCGCTGATCGGTGATCAGATGCACGTGTTCACGCCCACGACTGGTTGCAGTGTAGAAATTGCGTCTGTTCTGCATGTATCCAGTGCTTTTGTTCAACACGTAACACACGTTGTCATATTCTGAGCCCTGGGACTTGTGCGTAGTGATTGCATAGCCCAAATCTACGTCTTTTCGAGGGTCAATCTCGACAATCTTACCGTAACGGTTCATTACCAGCATTACTGGAGGGATCACTTGCTCACGGTCGCCTAGATCGAGCACTAATTCACCATCATCGGTGATCTCAATGATCTTTCCACTCTCACCGTTGAACACTTCCAACTCGTACATATTCCGAGTGATAATTACCTTATCACCGACGTACATACGCATCAGTCCACCCTTCTCGTCACCTTCCCCCTTCACCCACTTATGACGCGGGATCATACAAGCGGGATCAAGACGACTGTGGAAGAGAGATTGGATCATCTGGTTGAGTTTAACCGTACCGACCCACGTTGTATTCTGCGGAGTGAGGATTTGGTTTCGTGGATCTGTGAAGTCGATCCCAAGAGCCATTTGTACATGGATATAGTCTCTAAGAGCATCCACCGGGGTGTCGGTAAAGTGCATTGTCCACTGGTCATTCCGTGTGGGCATTCTTCCTTGTAACACTTGTTGCAAGTTGAGCAGAATACCACTGTCCTTCCCTTGGCGATGTATCGTCTCAAGTCTGACTGAAGGAAACTTGTCGAGTAGTTGAATGAACGAGGACGGTAAGGCTTCAAGACGCTTATCCTCTTCAATAGGTGGAAGCTGGTTGTTGTCACCGAACACACGAATGCACGCCCCAGGACGGAGCGCATCAAAGAGCGATCGGTGCAACTCATTGTTGACCATCGCGTACTCGTCTACGAACAAGACATCGAGATCCAAGGGATTTTGTCTCGTGCGACGAGGATAAGAGAACTGTGCAGGTTTGCCAGTCTTGGGATCAGGATCACCGGGGTGAGTGTATTCCAAGAGGCGGTGATTAGTCATGGCTTCAATGCCAGTGACTTCGTAGATGCGCTTCGCTGCTTTACCAGTAGGCGCAGCAAGACCGACTTGATAGCCGGCCTCTTGTATCTCGGTGTATGCTTTCTTAAGGATTGTTGTTTTACCTGATCCAGCAGGCCCGGTAACGCCGGCAACACGTGTTGTGAAGTTGCAGCACAATGCTACAGCTTCATCCTGCTTTGGATCAAGCGTGAATGAGGACTCGTCCTCCATTACTGTTAAGCTGTTCGTGTCCATACGTGTCCTCAAGACGAGCTAGAGTTGCACGGTCACGGTCGCGCAAACGACCGAGTGCAAGAGCGTCGTCAGTTGCACGAAGCGCCCATTCGACAATACCGCGTTCACCGTCACGCGCAGCACACTGTGCAACACGCTCGATACGAACTCGGAGAGCCTTATCAACGCGATCAAGCATCTGGAACATCACGTAATACCTCCTTGGCACACCTTGTAACACACCAGCGAATGAACTCTGCATGAGAGATATTCAACTTGTCTGCTGCTTGCTGTGACAATTCCTTTTCTAAAGGGGTACACTTAGCCTTGAGTAGTGATCCGAACTTCCCTACCGCATGGATGCCCCTAGCGCGGGGTATGTAGCTTGGGACCGGGATAGTAAGGGTCAAGTCCTCTATTCCACTTACTACCATATCCATAGTAACTCTCCAAGGCTTTTGTTGTTCCAACTGACAAAAGGGGAGCCGGATTACTAGCCCGACCCCCCTAATGCTCACCAAAGCCAATTAGGCGGGCTGTGCCGCACCTTCAGGCTTGGCGCGCGGCGTAGGAGCCGGAAGCTGCACCTTGACCACAGCGGCTCCGGTGAAGTCTCCACCACCCGTCAGCATTTCCACCAACTTGCCGCTGTCCCTCTCGATCTGGATCGAAAGCCTGGACTGTTCAAGCTGGACGCTGGAGCCATCCTCATCCTTGTAACGGACCACCGCGAAAATCGGGCGCTGCGTACGAGGACCGGAAGCCCGGCGCTTCTTGGCGGGGGCTGGCGCTTCATTTGCTGGCATTGTTCGTCCTTTCATCTAGCCCTCCATTGGGGCAACACTTGTTGTAAAGTAATGGGCCACCTTGTCAAGAGAAAAAGTGACCCACCACAGAAGTTGCTAGGCCGCAGTGACCTTGGCAACATTGGCGCGCACTTCACCTTCATAGGTGTCATGCGAAATCGTAACAGTAGCAGTGCGACCGATCCAATCATTGAGATCAATCTTATTGCCAGCAGGAGCACCGATTGCTTCGATGAACTTCCGCAGACGGTGACGACCACTCGGAGTGTTCTGCAAGCTCACGCGGTTGAACGTAAGCAGCATTCCATCAGGCTCACCCTCGGTGTAATCCGCAGGATAAGCGTCAGCACTGATGAAGAACTGAACGCTGGCATACGGATTGCCCGTCTGATTAGCGTGCTTCTGCACAGCACCGCGCACTTCTGCGGGGTAGTCACCAACAGGAAGCGGAACTGGAGCTTCAGCTTCCGAAATGTCCTCGTCGAACTCAATGACCGACGGTAGTGCGGTATCACTCATATCTTTTTCCTTAGTCTTAGTTGCAACTGAGGCTTCCTTAGCTCCATCGCTCGCCTCACTACGTGGAGCACCCTTGCCCTTACTGCGGGACTTGGATTTTGTTTCTGCCATTACCTTCCCATTCCTTTATAAAAGCTGACAACGAATGTTGTCCATACACATCAGTGTACGGATCGTACTTCAACACAAACTCAATCTTCGCACGAGTGTCAAACATTCTCGACTTCATAGGTTTTCGCATTCTCGCAGGACGTAACGCAATCTTCCTATGCTTACCGTCGTCGGACATGAACCATACTTCGCTGAGCTGGAGCGAAACCTGACCGCCCAACTTACCCCCCAACAACATTGTAATATGTAGAATGTTTCCCTCTTTGTCTTTAACTCCTGCGTCGTCCTCATGCGTAATGAAAATGACATTGACCTTCATTCTCTTCGTCAGTCTGAGAATACCACTCATCATACGCAAGGTGAGTGCATTACGCGCACCATACGCACCGGGAGAGGGACGCTCAATAGTTGCGCCACTTGTGACACTGATACCCTTCTCTACAGCAAGTGTAGTGAACGCAGTAACACTATCCACAATAACCGTTGTGATCTCTAGCTCTTCAATGATCTTACTCAATCGGTATTTCTTCTCACCGATCGGTAGTAGAGGATCATCATCAACCTTGAATGTATCTACGATACCATACCGTTCACCACTGAGATCAATGAGAACAATATCGTCCCTAGCACCCAGAGACACAGGACCGTCAGGATCAAAATTGATAAAGAGTTTTCGGCCAGGCGCACTAGCAGCAAGAGTAGTCTTACCGCATCCCGCAAGGCCCCATAACAGAAGCGAGAAGCGTTGCTCAGTCTCTGCGAGTGACTTAACATCTATACCATCTATTTGCATGAGTACTCTCCACGCGGCAGCGCCGCACTAAGACGCATGGCGAATGCTCCGAACGCTCTGCGAACGCTCTGCGAAGTGGCTTTCACAACTTCTCATCAACGGAGTGCCTAACGGCGTAGCTATTTGCATCTAGTCGCCTCCTTGAACCTCATGGAGAGGGTTCCACTCATCCGTGTACATTTCTTCGAGGATGAGTCGTTGTTCTTCGTCTGTGGCGTCACAGAAGGGGATGAGGGCGCAGGGCCTGAAGTATCGGTTGCACGAGTGCGTGTATTTGGGGGCATGAATTGGATCCTCCTTAAATGCCAACTCAAGTTGTACTGTATGAAAGAACCAGTCGAACCACCGTTCAAAGTGGTGCGTGTATCGTGGTACAACTTCACGAACAATACCGCCGAAGTCATAGTTCTTCGGTAGTGGTATACTCATTCCAAACACTTCAGCTTTGTCTATTGCTGCTCCTGCCCAGACCCCGAGTGCGAGACAGTATCCGGTGATCTGCGAAGAGAGAAGAAACGACTGTTGCCATGCTTCGTCAAGTCGAGAAGCGGTCTTGTTTTCGTGTAGGTACAACTCATTATTTCGTTGATGCAACCCATCTGCTTTTCCGATAAACCTATATCGGTATGTATCTCCACTCTCCAACAAGAATGACAACGTAACATCAAAAGGGAGTTCAATTCCAACGTCGGTTGCAGGATCATCTGGACATCTGATCCACACTGGCATTCTATTCCAGTCCCATCTATCGAGATACGCAATGCAAGCTTCCTCTAAGTTAGTGTAAGTTCTTCGCTTGTCTCTTGGGTCGTCGAAGTATCCAGTCGTTTCCAAAGCCATGAGGCAGAATTGAAGGGATTGAATGCGTGGATCCTCATTGGATCTGACACTTCCCAACATTTGTTGGTATCGTGTATCTCCAAATAGCCTCTTCCCGTGAACATCAGCAAGATCGGCTCTGTCTTGGTATGTACGTAGCTGCCACAAGCGCACCGCTGCGAAGAAGTCATGTGCTGCACTCCCACATTCGAGGGCCATCTGTCTTGTACCACCTTGCGACGCTGGTAAGCTCATTGTCTTGTGCATACCGTAACGCACTATACCCCAAGTTGGACAAGTGTTGATCGCTACAAGTTTAGTGTTGTCATACGCAGGTAGCGTGAAGTCTGTAGTCAACTCAACGCTAACAGACTTAATGCGTGGTCTTTCCATCGGGTTCATCGGTAGGTGCTCCTTCGAGTTCATCACCCATCGCCCGCGCCATTTGATCCGTGCGTTCCTTTAGGTTGCCTGCAACATCAGTGAATGACTGCATGATGTCAGTCATTGTATCTACCATCTGTGCTAGTGAAGCTAGATGCAATACATTACCGTGATTGATCTCTGCTAACTGACACATCACTGCCAGCACTTCAGGATCAACCTTACCTTCTAACTTCGTACGCACATCGCGTCCACGCATCACGCCAGTTGCATCACGTGACTTGAGGAACACTGGTGCTACTTGTTTAACCATTGCCAGCTTCTCCTTCCAAGTCTGCGAGCCAAGCGACAGTCTCGATGAGTGCATCAGGATCAGGCTGTTGTGCTAGCACAAGCTCATACGCTTGTCGCCCCAACCTACCGAACCAACTAATGACAACATCTGTTGCCTCAGCCATCTGCTCGTCAGTCCACGTACTCATTACTTCTTGAACATCGACAGCCATGTTAACCTCCTAGCACGAGTTCCAACACCCTCAGTTCATTCAAGTACTTACTCACGCTCTCCAGATTAGTGTCAATCGTCTTGAGCTTCTTCTCAGTCATGCGTAGCAAGTGCTCAAACCTCTCCTTGTCCTTAAGTTCCTTGATCTGTGCCTTAGCCTGCATCGCAGCTTCGTACAACGTGTGTTGCCGCATTCTGCGTTCTTGCATCTGCTCGACAAGTTCCAGGACTTGTTCAATAGTCATGTCGCCTATAGAGGCGCGTCTTATGGGAGTGTCTTGTGGAAGGACTGTAGCCATATCACACCGCCTTCATCGTTTTGTCGATGAACTTCTCTGCGGCCTTGAAGGCTTTCGTTTGTGTGTCTGCAACGTCTGAGTATTCCATCTTACTTACGACGGAGACAGTCCACTTCCACTTCTTTGTGGATGGAACATAGGTGACTTTGTACCTATGGGTTTTGTAGATGCGGTTGAGTGTCTTTGGCTTGACGCGAAGCTCGACAACATTGTTCTGTTCTGCCACATCATTCGTCCTTTTCTTACAACAGTTGTTGGATACTGTGGCTGGCGCTAGAACGGCACAGCACCCACGGACCCGCCACGCAGGGGAACAACCCGCGCACCAACGCCCAACGCCACTGCACGAGCCAGTGACGCATCATTTGAATTGCTAACCGTCAGTATCAGTCCCCAACAACGGCTGCAATTCATCTGGAACTAGTTTACAAGCATCCTCTGGAACGAAGAAGTGTTCCCTTGTACTATTGTCTAGCTTCAGATCGACGAATGGTGCGGAAGCAACTCCAGTAACACCTTGTACTACACCAAACTTGGAGCCCCCGCTCCGGTCTGTGTATACGGCACGCTTGCCGATGTGCTCATCAGTTATCTTCCGCACCAAACTTATCCTTTCAGAGTGAAGCCAATGGTAACAGCACCCTTGCGCGGCTTGGATGCCTTGTCGATCACCAACTGCGCTGACTTCTCATCAAGATTAAACTGCAACATGAGTTGTGACTTCAGCTTAGTCTTGTCAACAGAGCTAGATGCAGCAGCCTGCTTCATCGTGACATCGAAGTACTCATTACAATGAGTGGCAATCTCTGCACCCTCAATGAGCTTCTCTTCGTCAATGATACCAGCTTCCGCAGCCAACGCCTTAGCTACATCGTACCGCTTGTTTGCGGCAGAGCGCAGTTCAGACGACACAAATAGCTCGTACGCCACCCCGAACGAATTACTTTCGCTTTGGGGCGGCGCCGAGCCATTCTTTTTACCAATGTTGGATAAGGCTTTCTGTATAGCAGCCTTTAAGTGAATGATTTCCATTAGAGATCACCTTCCAAGCTCTCCAATTCAGCGAGAAGCTTCTTACCTTCAGCACCAGCTTCAGAAGCCATGCCTTCAAGATCACGACGCAACTGAGCTTTCTGTTGTAGCTCAGCAAGCGTGCGTTTGATCTCAGCAATTCTCGCAACACGAGTTGCCTCTTCACGCTCACCCTTACGAGAGATCACGTACTTGATCGGTTTCAGCAACTCAAGTTTGGAAGCTTCAACCGTCGGTCTGTATTCCTCCACGTTGAGGATGTTCTTCACAGTGACTAGAGCGTTGTTAGCAACAGCCCAATCACCAATCTCAACCGCTACATCACCATCGTAGGTGTAATTGTACACGGTCGCCGCCGTAGCGAACGTAACTGCAAGTACCTTCATTGTCTGTTCCTCTTTGTGACAACAACTGTTGTGAAATGCAAGAAAGGTGTGAGCCGTACACCCTCGGGAGGTGCGTGATCGAAAGGATGCACGGCCCACTTTCCGCGTAACTGGTAGGAGGTCAGCGCGCGGAAATTAAACTTCTCGCATTATGTATAACATAGCACAAACGAGTGCTTATGTCAAATGACCGTCACTCTATCTCCAATGATTACTAAATCACCTGGGAGCTTAGTCGTCTGCTTCGTCCCTGCTATCAGTGGCCTCTCCGCTTCCGGTTTCGGACAATACTTGTTCCTGTTCCTGATCGTCGATCTCAACGAACTCAGCGGCGTCAGCATCTACATCCTCCTGCATAAAGGTAAGTGGTTCATCGGCAACACTTGTTAGCTGTTCTTCCACAGGTGCGGGGAGCAGCGCACTGTAAGACTTGGGAGGCGTCTGCAAATCAACACAGAGCCGCATGACGCACAGATGAGCACCACGCACCAAGTTATCACTCGTGGTGTGTGCATAGATGCCATTGTTGTCGTAAGTGTTGCCAACTTGGATGTTGTGCTTGATCTTGAACTCACTATCGTGATAAGCCTGAGCAGCCTCAATGCTAACGCGGATAGTTTCCTTGTTCAACTGTTCGTGACGACGCACTTCTGCAATCGCACGGCGCACATACTCGTCAACATATGTTGCGAGCAAAGAGTCAGAGATATTATCAAACTCATTCATTACTTGTTCCCTTCTCGTGTATAAGTCTTTATACCATGAAATGAGGCTTATGTCAAACGCTACATCTAGTGTTCGGTCCTCGGGCCACCCCCTATATCTGGGCCATGCTTCGAGGGGTCATCCCACTGGTTCACCATGTCTTGTAGCAAACCCTTAACATCTTCGCGCTCTGCATTACTAATGTAATTGATT